ATGTACTCTAGTAAATTTTTTATTAGCAAATCTTTGTAATTCTCCTTTTCTATCTATAGTCATCATAGATACTAAATCTTTTTTATAAAAAAGTCCTTTATGTCTTCCACCTTTAAATCCTTGAATATGATTATTATTATAAAAGTTTTTCGCGGTTAAAACATCTATACTTTTTATATTACATTTTCTTCCATGTATAATGTTTTTTGTCAAGTTTAACATATTTAAAATAATGCTTTTCACTATATCTGTTTTAAATTCCCATTCGTTGCTCCATATATGAATTAATTTATATCCAATCTCTTCACATCTTTGTAATTTTTTTAAATGATAGAATTTATCTTTTCCTTGTTGTTCTCCATGCCAGTATAATCCATCAAATTCGATTGCTAATTTTTTTGATGGTATAACAATATCAATTTCATAAGGTGAAATAATATCTCTGACATTACTTTTTATTTCAATGAAATTTTGTATCCATTCTCGTAATTCTATTTCTGACTTTGATGTGTAACTTTTAGGTATACAATTTGGACATCCTTGTCCTTGTATATGATTATCAGGTCGTTGTTCAAATATACCATGTACTGGACATATAATTTTTACTTTTTGCTTTGATGTTTTATAATCAACCAAAGAATAATCATATTTACTACCATGAACATTATTAGATATGTTCTTAAAATCAAAAATATTTTTTGTTTGTCTTTGTTTAAAACATTCAGGACAACCTGATTTTTGTAAATGGCTATTTGGGGTTTGTTCAAATATACCATGTATAGGGCATATAATTTTTACTTTTTTATGAGAGTGTTTATAATTTACTAAAGAATAATCATATTTATTTTTATGAGTCTCTTTTGCTTTTTTAATAAAACACTCTTTGCTTTTTGTCATATTTTCAGAGTGTTTTGAAGATGAACATTTTTTACAATTGTTCCCTCTTAAATGTCCACTAACTGTTTGCTCAAATATACCATGTATAGGGCATATAATTTTTACTTTTTGTTTTGTTTTTGTTGTGGAAACCAATGAATAATCATATTTATCACCATGAACTTTTCTAAAAATATTAATTAATTCATCTATACTTCTTCTTTTAGTCATATTTTTAGTACAATGCTAATAGTTTTTGTTCAACATTATTCCAGTTATCAAGAAAATGATTCCAGTTTTTCTTTTCTATATACTTATACATTTTATCAGGGTGAGGGAAATCTTTAATTTTATACATGTTCATAATACTTTTTTGAAGAGATTTTGGTATTCTTTTAAAGTCCATAAGGTTCCTATTGAATTCAAATCTTTCTTCTAAATTATTATCTTTTAACCATGTCTTCCATCCATATGATACAACCTTTTCTAATGCCTTTGGCCCAAACCCAGGTTTTCTTTTACCTTGAGGGTGATCCAAAGGTGTTTTGATATTAAATATATCATCTTTAGATTGACCTAATAGACATTGTTCTATAATAAAATGCTCTGGGCTTGGATGTTTCATTTCTGCTTGTTTGAGAGGACTATATATTGTAACCCTATCCTTTTCATATAATTGCATAAAATCTTTATCAACACTCACGATATGATGTTTCTGTGGTGAATTTTGTACAATTGTACCAATAATATCATCCCCTTCTGCATTAGGGTTTCTTAGAATTTTAAAAGGAAAATTATCTTTTAACTCACTCATAAAGGACATGTAATGATCAAACACATCTGACCAATTAATCTTATTATCTTTTTTTCTTGACTCTTTATACCTTGACCAGTATAATTTACGCCATATTTTACTTTTATCACCATCAATAGCAAAAACCAACTCTGATGCATTTGCTTCAAAAATAGAATAATATATAGTCTGAAATATTCTAAATTCAAAATATTCCCAGTCATAATCTAACACATTTTTTTTATCTTGATCCCATATAAGAGTACCATCGGTATGTAATGCCCTCATCATTGCATTATTACCATCAATTAAAACAGTTTTTGACATAGATTATCCTTTCTTATTTAATAGATCTTAACATAGACTTCCCATTGTCGTCAGTATATTTTATATAAAATTTTCTTTGATACTTGGTTCCTTGCATATACTTTTGTGCGTCTGATCCTGATTTAAATCTTAATCTTTTTCTACCACCTTCCATATTTTGGAAAAACTCTTTGTTTGTTACATTAAAACATGGAAATTCATCTTTACCACGTTTAATAGATTCAGGTGCTACAACACCATCGACATCTGTTTTAAATCCATCATCGTTTGATTGTGTTTTTTCCCCATCATTTTTTATATCTGTAGATGGATACATATCATCTGTAAACTCTCCCATTTATTCTTTCTCCTTTAAAACATGTGTAATTATATTATCCAGCATATCATCTGTTATGATTCTATTAGGATTATTATATTTTTGTTTTTTCATTATATTAATACATTTTCTAATTGTATCTTTTGTTTTATAAAAATCATCAAATTTTATACTACCATCATTTTCGTTAATATTACTGGACAGAATTCTAATAACACCTTCATTTGCATTGGATTTATAAAAAAGATCCTTTATTCTCTTATATTTTAATCTTTTTTCACTATCAAGATAAAGATAATATTGCATTAAAATAGTTCTAAGACCTCTTTTTTCTATAGCATCTATTATTTTTTCTCTTTCTTCACCTTTTAAAATAGTTGTATCTTTATTAGATATTATATCATATAAAAATACAATAATAATATCAAAAAAATCATCTGGTGATGTTATAATTTTACCCATTAATTTTATCCTTTATATTTATTATATCATCTGGTGAAACATTTGTAAAAAAGTCTGTCATTTTCATACAACATATTTTTTGATTACCTGATTTAATAATAAAATAATCTAAACTCTCTAATATAGAAAGCATATTCTTTATTTTATCTGTTATAAATATTAAAGCTTCTTGTCTATCTTTTTTATATATAACCATAGGTTCTTTATTATTTTTCACACAATCTCTCATAGATTGTTCCCAAAACTGTAATATTTCATTGTTTTTCACACCTTTAAAAAATTTATTAAAGGAACTTTTAGGGTATCCTGCTTTTATCTCAATGCTGAATATATCAGTAAGAAAATTACCTTCGGGAGATACAGAAATTATATCACCTGTCAAATCAGGGTTTTGAGCTGTAATGGTAGCTAATCCACCAGAAGAAGGCGATCTCCACCATATATAAGGTTTATCTTTACCAGAATACCATTTAGTAAGCATTTTACAAATTTTTCTCTCATAACCACTACCTTTAGCTTTGCCATTTGCCATAACATTTTTCTCCTTTATAAATAAAAAACCCCAGACTAAAAGTATTTATATAGTCTAGGGTGTCTTATTAAAGGAAAAGACAATAAAATTTATTCTATTTGTATCCTTTTATTTTTTGGCTCTTTATTTTTAGAAAAATTAATAGTCAATATTCCATTTTCTACTTTGGCCTTTGTATTTTCCACATCAATTAAATCTTCATTAACAGGTATTTTACTATAGACAGATCTAAAATTATCTTTTTCCCCTTTTATAATAAGATTGCCTTCTTCTATATAAACATCAAGATCAGCTTTTATATATCCTGGAACTTCCATTATTAAAGAATTATCTTCTTTATTATACTTATAGTTATTAAAAGAGCTATAAAATGTTGTATCAAACAAATTGTTATTAAAAAATGTATCTATAAATTTTCTATTCATTTTTACCTCCTATAAAAAGATAGTTATAAGTTTTATGTTACTAATATAACTATCTTTTTTATGGTGTCAAGAGGTGTTTACATATTTTTTAATTCGTTTAGAAGGTCTTCATCACTTTGATCGTCAATAGATGGGTCTGGAGAATCACTTGTATGCTTTTCAGGCTGCCTTTCAGGCTGCTTTTCAGGCTGCTTTTCAGGCTGCTTTTCAGGCTGCTTTTCGCTACCATCTCCTGTTCCAGTTCTCCTTTCAAATTCTTCTTCTATATCTTCCCAAAATCCTTCTACTTGAAGTAATTTTTTATGTTCATCCCATGATAGTTTTTTACTATCAAGATAATCATCAATTTTAGTAGTTTTCTCCATTAGATCTTCAATACCCTTTTCTGTATCTGCAATAGCAGATGATTTTCTAGAGAAAATTGTATCTGAATAGTCAGGCCATACTTTACCATTCTTATCAGGTTTTTTGGCTTTAATTTTAATGATCATATCATATCCATTTTCAGGATCATATACAGCCATACCATAACCTTCAGCTTTATCTGTAATTTCATTTTTAATTTTTGATTCAATAGTAGAAGGGAATTCGTATAATTTTACTTTACCTGATGATTTATATTCATCATCTTTATCTTCATCTCTAGGGTCATCTACAACAAAAATATTAGTAACAAATTTCTCGTTTCTTCTATAATTATAGGCGAGTTTTTTGTCTTCTTTATTTCCCTTAAAAAGCATTTGGTTTACAGCACACCATGGACAATAATTATCCATACCATCTGATTTAGGACAATGAATGAAATAATGTTTTTCATCAATAACAAAATAATGAAACATGTATTTTGTATAAAAATTACTTTCAGGGTCCGGTAGCAATCTGATTCTATATTCTTTTGCTTTATCTACAGTACCCATAGTAGGATTTTTCCATTTATCAAAAAAATCACCAGCGCCGGATGACTCGTTAGGTGCTTCATTGGCCTTTTTGTTAACAAAATCTTTGAACTTGTCTTCTTTAATCCATTTACTCATATAACCCTCCACATATTTAAATTATAATATTTGAAAAATATCACATAATCATTAAAAATAAATTATTTCCATCTCCATTTTGCCATAACTTTTCCCGCTTCAGAACTACCAAGTCTTAAACCTTCTGAAATTGCTTTAGAATGGGCTCCTTTTCTAGAAACTGTTTTTGCTGTCTCATTTAAAACTTCTTTGGTAATATTAGAATTACCAATAGATATAATAGACTTTATTAAATTAGATATAACACTCAATTTAAATCTCCTTTACAAGCTTTTCTTTTAAATTATATCATAGAACTTTATAATAAATCAATTTTCATTTAACATTCCATCTTTATATTTCTTTTTCTTTTTCTTTTTTTCGGCTAATGTTTCTCCATTACCATATATTAATTGATCTTTTACTTGTTCTTTCTTTTTAGGTTTATCCATATAAGGTTTGTCTTTTTCTATCATAATGAATCTCCTAGTTTTTTAATGTACCTACTATATCTTTTGACATAATTTTTCATTTCAGATTTATTATTGAAAATATAGGATGTGTGTCTTCTACTTATGTGATCAATTGGTATATAATTATTAAACAATAAAAATGACATCAATGCTTTATCAATATTGTTATTAATATATTCAAAAATAATAGATTCTTTATGTGTTCTTACATCATTTAAAGATGTTATACCCATAGATTTTAGATAAGAAAAAGACCTTTCTATATCCTGTTTTACTACGTCTTTACGCTTTTTTCTTTTATCTTGTTTAATGTATTCTTTAATAATTGAGTTATTCAGAAATTTTGAATAACTGAAAGTTTTCCATAGTCTAAGCCCACATTTAAAGTATTCTGAAGGGTCTATTTTAGACCATTTTGTATTAAATCTATCAGTTAAAATTTGAATTTCTTCGATATGTTTTAATTTAGGTAATGATTTAACAGTTTTTTGGCCTTTAATAGTCTTAAAAATATTTATAATATCTATAGCCTCATAATACATTAGTCCCACCAATTCAAAACATTATGTTGAATAAAAGTAAAAACCTTTTCTATATCTTTATGTTTTTCATTTTCTGCTTTTAGCATTATATCAAGATATTCTTTTTTTTCTTGTTCTTGTTCTTCATCTGACAAATGAGATGTTCTATTCCTAATAGAATTAATAAAATCAATGGAATCAATAGAATTAATATTCCATTTTTTTTCATGTTTTTTTATATAGGGTTCAGTGTATTCATCTTTATTAATTCTATCTATTAAAACAGCGCAATATTCCATTTGTAAAGCATATTCATCAGCTGAGATAGTCATACCATATTTTCTATATTTTTTGGCATCGTTCTTTAGTTTAAATTTAATTAAATTTAAAAGATAATAATAGTCGAACCATTTATCTGACCATAAAATGCTTTTATATTTCCATACATTATATATAAAATTTTTAGGACCATACCAAAATATATCTTTCAGTTTATTAAACCATCTATACATTTTAAAATAAAAACTTTCTATTTTAGTATCATGTACAGCAGGATGATCAAGAAACCATTCCTCTAATCTATCAAACCAAGAACTTTTTATTTTATATTCAATTTTGCTCATAAAATTACCCTTTATGGCGGGCCAGGTAGGAGTCGAACCCACAACCACTGGATTTGGAGTCCAGCGCTCTACCAATTGGAGCTACTGACCCGTTATTTTTCTCCAAAAAATTCTTTACATTCATATACATATACTGATTTGTTTTCCATAATTCTTTTGTCGAACCATTCATAAAGATAAAGTATATCATTTTCTGATAAAATATCTAATACTTTTTTACCACTAAATCTTATATTAGTTGATACTATACCACCATCTTTGGACAAAATCATCTTTGTTACTTTATCATTAAGATTATCACCAATTTTAAGAAACACATCATTAATAGATAAACAGTATTTTAGTTTTTTATGTTCTGTGAACTTTATTTCACTGTCGGGTTTGATAATATCTTCTACTGACTCTAATTTTTTTAAACATCTTTTACAGGTGACATCTTTTATATTATCTGTTAAATTGATATTTTTTCCTTTGCTTTTACATAGAACACCACCATTTTCATCTTTAAAATGATTAATACCCATTTAATTCCCCTTTACATATTATTTATATGGGATCAATACCCCATTCATCACATAACAAATCTTTTAATTCATCTTTGTCATCATCTGTAAGATCCATATAAAGTTCTTCCATGGCCTCTGATATAACATTATCAAAGATAACATCTTTGGCATCCTGTAATGATATTTCGATTTCATATTCATTGGCATCAGATGATAAATCAGCTTCTTCATTTATCATATCATTTATATCATCCACATCATATTTATAGATGATATGATCATATACATATTCAATATCTTCTCCATTGAACGTCATTTATGTATCCCCTTATATTAAAATTTTTTATTTATTTATATATTACATTATAATTAGAATAAAGTAAAGAAAGAAAAATGGTGGAGTTGGGAGGATTTGAACCTCCGACGCTTAGATTTTCAGTCTAACGCTCTACCAAGCTGAGCTACAACTCCAATTTATAATGGTGATCCTACCGGGATTTGAACCCGGATCATAAGATTGAAAGTCTTATATCCTAACCATTTAGACGATAGGATCATTTTAATGGTGGGAATGAGTGGACTTGAACCACTAACTTCTGCTTTATCAGAACAGAACTCTGCCTGTTGAGTTACACCCCCCTTTTCTATTTTTGATCTATTTTTTTAATCCATTTTTTAACAGCATTACCTGTCACACCAAATATTCTACCAGTTTTTGAATAACCATTTTCATTTACTAATTTTAAAATTTCTTCATTAGATGGTTTATTTTTAACTTTGGAATTACCTATATCTCTACATTTTTTTGAACAATATGTTCCATTACGTAAAACTTTTTCGCTATTACAAATAGGACAAGGTGTATTAGAATATTTTGGTAATTTTGGTATCTCATAGTCAACAAAATCTTCATTAAATCTATTAGCATCATCAGGTATTTTTTTATTATAATAATGAACCAATCGATGACAATTAGAACATAACATAACACATTTTCTTAATTCTTTTGTAATTTTTTCCCATGATTTGCCTCTAATAGAACCGATTTTAAATTCTTTTTTTTCAGGATCCAAATGGTGAAAATCAAATAACCCCATTTCATACTCTTTTTTACATATACAACATATGCCACCAAATGATTTTACCATTCTTTCTTTGGTTCTATATCGCCATAATTTAACCTTTTTATATGTATTTGTCAATTTTGAAACCCCTATAATAAAAGTTATATTGTTTTTATAACTTTATTTATATTGGTTCACAAAATA